GTGCTGGGGCGTGCTGGGGCGTGCTGGGGCGTGCTGGGGCGTGCTGGGGCGTGCTGGGGCGTGCTGGGGCGTGCTGGGGCGTGCTGGGGCGTGCTGGGGCGTGCCGGGGCGTGCATTACATATAGGGGCCGCCATGTTACAAATTTTTACAATCCTTATCGCCACCTTACGCGCAAACCCCGAAAACATGGGCATAATTCATTCCATGCCAAGCGCAACAGCGCAAAGCATAAGCCCCTAGGGTATCACTCCTAGTAGGGTTCGGATCATTAAAAATTTATAGACTTGGCACTTCTATGACATACCATGCGGCCAGCTAATGACTGGCAATATAGCCCCTTATTTAAGGGGCTAATAAATAAGCCTTGATCTAAGGCTTATTTATTAGGCGATTTTGCCTGCACATGGAGAATCTAGAATGCTTGAAGTTATTGTTATTGGCGCGTCAATCGTAGCGTTTATTTTGTGGGGCTAAAAATGGATAGCAATATCGAAACGCTGAAACTATATTATCCCAATGCGTATGAAATATGCTGGGAATTTGACAATCACTTTGCGGAAACTGGAAACCACGACCAATATTACAGTTTCAGACATAGGGGTTGTATGGGGTATGCCCTATTCCGAAATGGGGCATATATAAATAGCTGGTTTGAATAGTCTTACAAGCCCCTAATAATAGGGGCTTGAATTAAATAGTTTTCCAAAACTATTTAATTCAAGCTATGTAGCTTGGGCGCGATTATCCGGCGCGTGAATCCGGTATATAGGAAAACATCATGAGCGAAGCAAAGAAAACCGCCGCCGTTAACTATACGGCTGAACAAACCGCCGCCATCATCACGGCGTATCAGGCAGGCGAAACGGTCGAAGCACTAGCCGAGCAATTCCAAAAATCGGTGCGCTCCATTGTGGCTAAACTTAGCCGAGAGGGAGTTTATAAAAAGAAAGAATACAAGACAAAAAACGGCGAATCCGTCGTAAAAAAAGACGCCCATGCCGACGCAATAGGCGCAATTCTCAAACTTCCTGAGAATGATATTGAATCACTTACAAAATGCAATAAAAATGCACTGCGGGCAATTTTTGAAGCCCTTGCAAATAGCCGACCCATCTAATAGATAACCGGCCACAATCCCCTAGAATTAGGGGATTGTAATAAATAGTTTCTCAAAACTATTTATTACAATCTAAGGTTAGATTGTGCGCGATTATCCGGCGCTTCCGGTATATAGGAAAAATGCAAAATGGCGAAAAAACATTATCTTGTGGTGGACACCGAAACAACCCGACAAGGTACGGCGGCAGACTTCGGCGCTGCTATCGTGAACCTTAAAGGTGAAATTGTGGATCGTTTGGGCGTAATGGTAGCCGGTGAATTTGACCAGCGCGAGCTATGGTTCGATCCGCGCGCTACTGGTGCCGCGTTTTGGTCGGCTCAATCTTGCAAAACTAGGCGTGAGAACTATAATCTTATGCTTCGTAATGGTTCTCGCGTTATGGCAACGCCTAACGCCATTAATCAATGGTTGACAAATGCGGCCATTAAATATAAGCCGACGTTAACGGCTTATAATATTAAATTCGACGTTGAAGTTTGCCAAAAAACGGGAATTAACCTCGACATTTTCCCCGATAGGTTTTGCTTGTGGCACGCAGCAGCCGGTAATTTGTGTCATAAAAAAGACTATAGAAAATTTGTCGTTGAGAATCACCTATTTAATGCGCGCACTGAATCAGGAAATATGACCTACAGCACGAATGCCGAGGCCGTGGCATCGTGGCTGGCCGGATCTTATGACCTGGAGCCGCACACAGCCCTTGAGGATGTTGAAGAATGGGAAATTCCTATTCTGTTGAAAATCCTAAAAATCAAGGGTTGGCGAGAAAATACCCAAGCCTATAATTGGCGCAATTTCCAAGTTCGAGACTGGTTTATTGCAAAATAAGGGTAAGGGGCGCAAGCCCCTTATTTATAGAATGGAAACAATCGGCACAATGTACGGCATTTTAGGCGCTTTTTTGGTGGCGCTTAAAATGCCGCAATGGGGTTATCCGTTTTTTCTGATTAGCAGCATATGTTTGCTGGTATCCGCGATCAGGAAGAAACAAGGTAATTTTATTGCGCTGCAAGGCGTATTCCTTGCGGCCAATATAATCGGTTTTTGGAATTGGAATTAAATCATGAGCATCAATAGAGTTTCTATTTGGGATATGGACGGCGTATTAGCTTGCAGCTTGTGGCGATACCGTACTATTACAAATGAACAGGGGCAAGAAGTTATTGATCTAGCCCACTGGCGAGAGCATGAGCATCTTTGCGCATGGGATGACACTTTACCCCATGCCGTACAATATCGGGCTGATTTAGCTGATCCTCAATGCTATGTAATAATCGCCACTGCACGCGAAGCAAAACAGCCGGATTTTGATTGGATTAAATCTAATCTAGGCTGGCCGGATTACATGATTTATAGGAAACGTGGTGATAATCAATCGGGCAAAACATTAAAGGGTAATGCATTGGCGCGTTTGCTTGCATTACGACAATTTCGGAATGTTCGGGACGTGACAATGTATGAAGACAATATTTCATACCTAAAATTTGTATGTGACAAGCTACAAATTAGGGGCGTGTACGTTCCCAGTAAACAAGGTCATTGATTGATAAGGGCTTCGGCCCTTATCAATTCAAACTTCTAGGAAATTAAAAATGATCGTTCAAATCAAGTTTTCGGAACTCATCCCGGCCCATGATTATGCGAATATGATTGTACAATCACCAGCAGTTATTATTAATTGCGCGGTTGATTTTATGATGGATAATATGTTTCCAGAATTTAATGAATGGGATATTATCGACTCACATTGTAGCCTTATTTGTGATAAGGTATCGGAGCGGGTTTATATTGAAATTAGGCCGATATGGCTTGCTGGTTCTATTCACTGAAAGGGTAAAGCAATGAACACACTAGACTTGGTAGATGAAATGCAATGGGAAGACTGCGAGAAGGTGGAATTTATATCACTTGAGGCTGCAGGGCTTGAAGTTAGGGATTATGACACTATACCCTTCACGCAAAGACTATATTACACTGACGAGGGCGAACAATAAATATAAACCATTTTGGCTTTTTGGTTCTATTCACTGAAAGGAAAAAATCATGTTGATAGGTAAGTTCTGGGACTCGGTTAATCAAAAGTACTTATGGGCCGAAGGCCAGGATTTTGAGGAACTAACTCAAACACTGAAAAATGAAATTGCCGACTATGGCGGAAATGATGAAATTGACCCGGCAAAGATCGAGGTGTATAAGGCTGTCAAAATGAAGGTCGTTGCCACTTACGAAATTCAGGCTGGTGATTGATGGAAGCTATTAGCCCGAAAGGGCTAATAGCTTTTAACTATACCATTATTTTTAGCATCTGCGCCGAAATGCGAATCATTCTCACTTGTATTGTTATTCCCTTACAGTTGCCGTTTTGCATCATTGTATTTTTCTATGGCGAACAGGAAAGCACTAGCAAAATACAATTTGACAAGCCGTTATTTTTATGTTATAATAAATTGTGGCAGCGCCAAAAATTTATGATAAAAATGATACTTAGCATTTTGCTGTTTATCGCCGTTTTGCATCATTGTATTTTTCTATAGCAAACAGGAAAGCACTAGCAAAATACAATTGGACAACCCGCCGTTTTTGTGTTATAATAAATTGTGGCAGCGCCAAAAATTTATGATAAAAATGATACTTAGCAAATCGACCAGCACCGGGCGCTATAAATGCGAATCATTATCATGTAGGTTCCGGAAAGTGAATGCGAATCATTCGTATTCAAAAACCCAAATGCGAATCATTCGTATTCAAAAACCCAAATGCGAATCATTCGTATTCAAAAACCCAAATGCGAATCATTCGTATTCAAGAACCCAAATGCGAATCATTCGTATTCAAGAACCCAAATGCGAATCATTCGTATTCAAGAACCCAAATGCGAATCATTCGTATTCAAGAACCCAAATGCGAATCATTCTTATTCAAGAACCCAAATGCGAATCATTCGTATTCAAGAACCCAAATGCGAATCATTCTTATTCAAGAACCCAAATGCGAATCATTCTTATTTAGCCCCCGGGGTCTCTGCGCCTGAGTGGGCAAGTGAAAATTCTACCATGTGCCGCGCCAATTAACTAGTGCTCAAGTGCAAATTCTTGAGTCTGCTGCGGGCACCCCCAACAAGTGCAAATTCTTATAGTGTAAAACAGAAATTGTGGCAGCCGGCGCCTATTATACACAGTGCAAAACCTTTGCGTCAAGAGCAAATTTTTAATCTTGCCCCAACCAACCCACTATTATATAATGATTATATCAAGATATGAAAGGCAAAGCAATGAACGCACTAGACTTGGTTGATGAAATGCAGTGGGAAGACTCTGACAAGGTTGAGTGGGTTACACTAGAGGAAGCGGGCTTGGAAGAGGTGCAGCAAGTTGGGGTATGTGCCGCACTTTACGACTACTGGACCGAGGAAGGTGGTTGTTAATCCCTTCCAGTGAGCTACGGTTTAGGGTCAGAAATATCCACTTGCCATACCGATCCAGACGCTGTATAATAACTATATCAAGACGCAAAAAGGACTAAAGAGATGACCATTCTGGAAAAGGTTGAAGTTTACGGTAAGTATTTCATGGACCTGGCCGAGGACTGGGAAGTTGAGGCGTACTGGGCAATGGTGGACGCGCAAGACACCTATGATGCCGAGCTGGCCGCCCAAGCAGCAGAAATCTCGTGTTGCGAAGCCACTGAATAAACTGTATAATAACTACATCAACAGCATACAAGGATACAAGATGACCACCACCGCTAACATCAACTATACCGACGCTCAAACCGCCGAACTGGTTCAAGCCTACCAAGCTGGCGAAGCCGTCGAGGCTCTGGCTGAACGCTTCCAAAAGTCGGTGCGCTCGATCGTAGCTAAGCTCTCCAACGAGGGAGTGTACAAAAAGAAGGAGGCTAAGGGCGCTGGTCGTGTTACCAAGGCCGCTCTGATTCAGTACGTGGAAGAACTCTTGCAGCTCGACCCTCAATCGTTGCAAACCTTGGAAAAGGCCAGCCTCCAAAACCTGCAGCAACTTGCCGCCGCCCTAACCACGAAGGTTAATTGATATGCGCTACTTTACCGTTTATGACTGCACTCAATGCCCGGATGCGGATAATGAAGCAGGGGTATGCTACCGGCACGTCAATGACCAGTTTGGCATAACAGGTCACACTACTGTTGAGGACTATGCTCAGGCTATGCAGCTGTACAGGGATAATTGTATGGGGCTTGCCCCTACCTGTCCACGCCTGCTTTAGTTTAGGGTCCCCGCAAGCGCAAGTTTGCGGGGCTTTTTTGCGCCAATTATACTAGTGGGGGAAGTGACAGGTCAAGAGATATTTTCGAAGCCTGGGGTGCAGTATAAAAATTTAGCACTTGACCTTTGTACCAAAAAGTCGTATAATATTATTAAGTGCTAAATTTTAGGAGTATTATGACATACACAAAATGGACTAAAGAACATGATGAAATTGTAATATCTTGTGTTGGACTGGGATGGACAGCTCGGGAAATTGCTACTGAATTTGGGTTAAGTGAAGATACTATTAAGAAAAAGCGTGTATCGTTAGGACTATCTGGCATTAATCCACACAATAAGAGTATCCCACACAATAGGCTAGACCTATCTAGGGAGGAGCTAATATCCATTTTACTAAAAGAGGAGAAGAGGACTTTTGAGCAATTTAGTAGTAGCTCTAATCTGCCGTCCCCCTCTGTGTATAGAAGAGTTTTTGGTAGTTGGGGTGCTGCATTAAAGGCAGCAGGGCTACCCCCTAATAAGTCAAGCATGCTTGAGGATTCTAAAACTATTGTCTACCTGGTTGAGTTTGATGGCTTCTATAAAATAGGTATAACCCAACAATTATTAAAATCTAGGTTAGCTAGTCACCCTAAATATGAAGTTGTTATGGTACTAGAGTTTGATAACTTAAAAGATGCAAAGGCTAAGGAAAAAGAGTGGTTAAAAGCTATTGCAGCCAATAAGATTGTACCAGACAACTTTCCTAGTGAGGGTAGAGGTGCTACTGAGTGCTTTAAGCTCTAATTACCGGCGCCAAATTATACCCCAGTGCGAATTCGACTGTCAAGTGCAAATTTCGCAATGAGAATTCTCGATAATAATTATTGATAAGAAAATTCTCACTTGATAATTCTCAGTAAGAAAGTTATAATAAAAATTCTCGATAATAATTTTCTTATAGGAATTTTCTCATGCAGTATACCACAGAACTAAAAGACGACGCCCTACTAATGATGAGCCAAGGTACTAAAATTGCTGAGGTTTCCCAGATTTTAAATGTTCCGGCTAGTACCTTGTACCGCTGGCGTAGTGAACATAAGCCCGACCCTAAATCACAGCAGGCTGGCGAACTTCTGGAGCAGATGACGCAATTACAGGAACGGCTTGCCCTGCTTGAGGGTCAGGTAGGGGAAATTTTGCCTTGGATTGAGCGCAAGCAGAAATCAGAGGCTAAGGAGCGGGAGGGGCGTGAAACTTCCGGCCTGGTTTTTGGCAGCCGGCGATAATTCGTGATAATAATTATTATCAGTAATAATTATCAGTAATAAAATTCTCATCAACAAAAAACCCCCATAACCTGTTACGGTTATGGGGGTTTTGTCCTATATGGTGGGGTTTACGCAGCCTGCGGTAGTTTAGGGTCAGATAAGCGGTCCTCAATGCGGCCTAGGACGATTTTGTTGACTTTTTCGAGACTTTCGCACAATTCTAGGTCTAATTCGAGTAACTGGGCTATTTTTTCGATATAATCCGACTTCCTACGAGGAGGTTCGCCTGTTTTCGAGACATACTGCTTCCGCTTATAAACCCCTAGGGAGCTTAGCTTTGCGATTATACTGCGGCTCGGCACCTGCAGCTCTTGGGCGAGTTTTTCAACAGGTTGTCCTGCGGTGTATTCTTGTACCAGACGGTCAGTCAGTTCTTTAGTATAACGCATTATCTTCCTTCTTCCTGTTCTTTTCTATGTTGGCAAGCCATTGCCCATGCTTCTAAGATGCCGTATTTAGCGTAGCTAAAAGTTTTATTCTCTTGCTTACCTGTTGTTTTATCATACCATTGAGCCTGTGCCTGGTAGGTACCATGGCTAGATATGTGCTCTCGCACACCAGTGATTCCACTAGAATTTGAGCTGTTAAATCCGTTTCCGGTATGCGTCTTTTGGCGACGATTATTCTCTAACGAGGTACAAACCTCCAGATTAGCTATAGTATTATTACTGGGATTATTGTCTATATGGTTAATTACCAGGGTTCCTGGGTCGCCATGTAGCATGGCCCATATTACTCTGTGTGCGTAATACGTTTTGCCATCAAGCCGCACCTGCCAGTATCCGCGAGCATTTTTGCACCCAGCAAGCATATCTTTTTTGGCATTAGTAGAACGCCTAACTGCCCAGCGAAGACCGCTGGGACTGGTCTCGTCTAAGTATAGGTACTTGCTGAAGTATACCCCGTCTAAACTCTTACTTATAATCATAGCTCACACCCAAGGCATATCTGCATAGGTCGTCGCCCCTGTTACAATTCTTTTACTAGGTTGGGATTCTGGAGGCAAAAACAAGTCTGTACCCTCTACAAGGGGGTCTGGCACCTTGTCCCAGTTTTCGGGGTCAAGAATTGCATAAGGGTCTCGGTTCTGCGGATGAGCTGCCCAGGTTTGTAGGACCATATGTCTGGCGAGCTTTGGCAGGTGTCCAATAGCAGATTCTTGCAAGTGGTAGAGACTCGCGGTGGTTGCGGGGTTATTTGACTTGCCGGCGCGTGCTCCGGTTTTGGGTGTGAGGGCAGTATTGCGAATGGCTAAAATGTCCACATCACTCAGACTCGGCACCTTGCAACCTACGAGCAAAGCGATTTCGTCATCTACAATACTAGGAATCTCAGATTTGTCCCACGCCTCATAGGGGATATTCTGATACCGCTTAAATCCAGCCAACACGATAGGAACTAGCGGATTAATTGGGGACTTATACTGCTGGCTACCCTTTGGAGCACCTTTAAAGAAGTCACTACGAGGAGCCTTGGCAAGCATAAGTGCACCTAAAGCGTAGAGATCGTTGCGTTCTTGAGTATTGCGTTTAACTGTTAGAGCTGGGGAGTACACACCGTCTACACGAACCGCCTCCCAGCTGCCAAAGTAAGCCATCATCTGCTGTGGCAGCCACGATAGCTTTTGTGAGATGCCCTCGCGTTCCATCCAAGGCTGTAGAACTCCTATACGACTAGTAGTACGCAGCTTGGCAACGACTTCCGAGCTAATCGCAGGCTTAGGAGGTTTGCCGCAAAGTTCCATAGCTTCTTCGAGGAGGCCGTCGCTACCAGCCTCCGAATTATCATTAAGCTCCTGTAGCCTGGCTAGGGTCTGGTCGTACTTACGTTGCCAGGCTGCCTGCAAGATTTTAGCCTCGTGTTCAAGTGCCTTGCTGTAAGCCTCCTGAAAGGTTTCTTGATACTCTCTAGCTAGATGCTGGAGTGGGAGAAGTTTGAAATCGTTTTTCATTGGTTGCTGAGATAAAGAAGCCTGACCCTAAACCGGGGCTGGCTAAAGCTAACTAAAGTTAAAGAAGCCTGACCCTAAACCGGGGCTGGCTAAAGCTAACTAAAGTTAAAGAAGCATGACCCTAAACCGGGGCTGGCTAAAGCTAACTAAAGTTAAAGAGCTAGTGTTTGATAACTAGCGTTTGCTAAAATTCCCTAGAGTGGGGATTTGTGGAAAGCGGACCGCCTGCTATTATTAGCAATGCAATCCATATTTTAACTTAAAATATATAAACACAAATAGAAAACACTATCCCCATTTGAGCGTGCGGGGAACAAATTGACAAACTACATACATCTGTCTTATTTACAAATCATATCAATCGCCCAGGGGCTTACTCATGATTTTTAAAGACTGTATGTATTCGTCTTTGTTCCCCGCTATTTAATTCCTTACATTAGCTATATTATAGCATACGCATAGAAATTATGCAACGCTATTTTTTTGTAACAGTTGAGGGTCAAGGAATTCCGCTTTCCAGCCTGTAGTTGTATTTTTACCCTGCAGTATATTGCGACGTTGAAAGGGGCTTATCTCACTATAAGTTTTTAGGAACTCATTAGCTCTGAACAAGGTAAGTTGCCAAGTCTCGCCGTCAGGGTCAGTTAGTAGTAGTTCTGGGTGTGGTTGGGTGGCAATACCTATAGCAGACTCACCTCCGTTAAGTACGTTAGTTATGTATTGAGGGTAGATTCCCAAGTGGGCGGCAAGTGCGCTAAGTGTACCAGACCACTCAATTAGGTTGTTATCAATATCCCATAGCCTATAAGTAGTCTTACGTCTCCGAGAGGCTGCCTCTAGTGTCTGCGGGGATATAACTTCCCAGAGCCAGGTATGCTTACGTCGCTTTAGTACATCGTGTACAGTACTAATCTCTACTCTAGTTTCCTCACTGATCTCCGTATAGGAGAGGTTAGAGTTTAGGTACAGTGCAACCACATTCTCAAGCTGTTCCTGTGTATACTTAGCTCTAGGGTGATTTAAACCTCGTAGCCCATTGCCTCCAGGTAAGGTATTCAGGGTCGGCTTTAGTTCCTCAATCCAGTACTGCTCCCTAGCGTCTAGTAGGTCTAGGGGGATATTGTCTTCTAAAATATCGTAGCCCACGTATTCCTGATACTGCCATGCTGTAAATAGCAATGGGCACCCCTTGCCCCTTGTATGCCGGTGCTGGTTGATCCTGGCCTCGACTGGCTGCGAAGTTTGACCAATATAAGTATCGCCGCTTTTAAAGTTTAATTTGTAAATAGTACCCATACTTTTCTCCTTGTATGCTACTATTATAATACATTTTATTATGGTTCGTCAATGCTTATTTTTTCGTTGGGGTAGTGAGGTCGAGATGCTCTTCTAGGAGCTGAATTCGGGCCTCCAAGTACTGAAGTATGTTGGGCTGAGTTGGGTTTTGCTGCAACTTAAGTTGCAGGTTCTCTAGACGTAGTTGGTAGGTTTGCTGATCCATTACCAGAATACCTTTGTATAAGTGACGTCTTCTTCAACGGTGTAGCCTAGGGTTTTGAGCTTTGCTACGGTTTGGGGCCAGAGTACGGTGACTGTGGCATAGCTATAGCCTAGCGATGCCTGAGTTTTGATAAGGTCTAGGGTTCTAAGAATCTCCTTATCCCTAGCTTGCTTGGTTAGTTGTTGTGCTTGTTTTGCTTCCATACTGTGCTGTACTGTTTGAGTTTTACTATTTTGTTTTGGGTAGCTAGTGCGATGTTGGCCTGGTCCAAGTAGTTGTGCTCGACGAGAATCTGGATCATTGCCAGCAAGTCGCCCACTTCTTCCTCTAGCTCTTGTTTGTTAGTGGTTGTGCGGTCTGGGTGGTTGGCTTCTAACCCAAAGCGTCGCACTTTGGAGGTGGCTGCAATGACTTCTGCGGCTTCCTCTTGTAGGATGCAAAGCACCTCGCTGTAGTCGGGGACAGCCGGCTGAGACTTGATCCAAATAGTGTTAGTACCGCTAAGGTAGCAAGGTTGTGCTGTGACGTTAATCTCGCGACATAGCTCGCGGTTGTGCTGTGCTATGCAGCCCTCACACACCTCCTGACCCTCAACCGCAGCGCGCTGTAGCGTGCCGTGGCTGGTAGCGATCTCCTGCGTGTTGGGGTGCGGAGTATCGCGCATTGTAAATGGGCTAACCTTTTCGACCCAGATCACGCTGTGCTCTATACAGTAGTTAGCATTGCCGTTAGCCTGCCGTAGCCGATGACACAAGAGTCCGGTGTCATCGGCAACGCGACCCTCGCAGCCCTCGCAGCCATTATACTCTGGGCGGGATTCGTAAGTAATGCCATCAATGGTGTTTTGCATATTCTGCCTTGAGTGTGATGTTGTTGCGGGCAAGGGTTTCGAGCAGTCGAAGAACTTCTGGATGTTCTAGCAGTTCTACTGCCCCGCCTGCACACTGAATGGCCGCGGCCAGTTGACTGTAGTTACGTAGTCCCAGCTGTAGTGCGTCCCACTCTTTGGTAGTCTCGGTTCTGCGGGCGGTGGCTATTTGCCAAATGCTGCCATGGCAGCCTACGTTTAATTTTTTGCAAAGAGAGATGTTATTTTCACCCACACAGCCGTCGCAACTGTGTGGCGCACTGGGCATTTCACAAAATTGGTACACGGTACCGCCAGTAACTTTTGTTCGCATATTAGTTCCAGTATGGACGGAGGTCGTAGCGGGCGCACAGCTGAAAGTGTTTAACAAGGGCCTCACACGGGGTGTTATATACTCCTAGAACGCCTTGAGTGTTAGTTTTCAGATGCCAGGCACGCACTTCGTAGCGTGGGCCTGGGATCTCTTGGGTAATAACTTTGCCGTTATCGCCCTGTGCTTGTAAGAGTAGTTTATTCATAGTAGTGTGCAATAATTTCGAGGAACTCTTGGAGGCTAAGTACAGCCGTGTTATAGGTAATGCTGCCACCCATTTCATCCTCAAACTGGAACTCGTAGTCGCCACATCCCTCGCCTGCCTCATAGAGCCACCACTGGTACCAGTCCCACAGTTGGGGTTCTGCTTGGCCAAGCCTATCCTCCACTAGCTTTTGCCACGGAGTATCGAACAGGTAGCAGTTATTGTCAGGATGCAGAAGTTTGGCCAGATTGTCAAACGGAGCTTCATACTCGCGCCAAGCCGCATATGCGCTGTAGTGTTCAAGAAACGGTTGGATACGGAGTTCAGTAGTTTTAAGCATTTTGTTTGTAAGGATCGTAATAAGTGATAACCGGCTTTGCGTGTAGCTTACAGACCTGCAGGGAACGCTCTAGGGAAGGCTCGGTATTAGTTCCAAAACACTGGAACCATATGGGAGACCACCACGGCCTGAACTGAGCTTCGTAGCCGTTGTAACTATCTCGCACTACACGATACTTAGTCTTGCGCTGAAACATTTTTGAGCCCCTCTAGTTGTTCGCGCAGTTGCAGGTTGCGCTCCTGATAGTTAGTAAGGTCAAGAGCACACATATCGAGCAGGTATTGGAGGCCAAACCTGTCGTGCATGTTTTGCAGCAGTTCTCGGCGCTGTTCATAAGTTAGCATGGTTCGTCCTCCCTGACGTTATTAATAGTTGCTTGCAGAAGCATCATAACCTCTTCAACAGCGTAAAAATCTTTAGCAGCTTGAAGCTGCTGCAAAGCAGATGCAGCAGCTTCAAGCAGGGCCTTTGTGCTGGCTTTGTAGCTATTTGCTTCTTGTCTATTTGCACGACAAAGTCGTGTGATGTAGTCGTCTTTGTTTGCACAGATATGGATTAGGCTGTCAACCCCAAACCTATTATACCAGTCGTGCAGCAGCGGCTCGCGTTCTTCTATTGTTAGCATGGTTCATCCTCACCATACCACCAGTCCATATCAACATCGTCCCAAGCCCCACAAACACATTCCGCAGGCTCATAGGCGTAACAGATACACTGCGTGGCCGGGATGGGGTGGTCATCTTCATCGCGTACCAATCCCAGAACACCTGTAGGCTTACCATCTTCCCAAATTTCGCTGGCATGATACCAGACTCCATCTACTTCAAGTTTATCAATCATTCGCCAATCCATTCACAATTAAAGTGCCTGGTGTGCGGGTCGCAGTATTGCTCCCAGGCGATTTGAGCTGCCTCAACAGGGTTAGGTGCCCAACTGCCACGCATCTCGTAGAGTCCTGGCTCATACTCTGCACAGTCTTCGACTACCCTAAACTGAACAAAGCCGCGATAGTCGTCGCTGGCTTTGCTTTGCACAATGAGCTGTACAAAACGTATATTCATGTTTTTTACGTCAATACAAGCTTGTTCCAGTGCTACACAATTGACGTAAGCACACTCGTCAACCTGGCTTTTCTGGGTAGCTCCACAAGGGCACTTTTTATTAAGCGAGTTAGATAGTTGCATACTTACTCCAGTTCGATAGGTTGGTAGATACGCCAGTCCCACTCAGTGGCAGGAACCTCTTCAGCCCACATCAGGGCATCTAGCTCATTTTTGAACACCTTATGAAGCCGACGAAACTCGTCACACCCATTATAGCGGCACTCAAATCCAGCGTATACTTGCATATTAGTCCTGTACTTGAATAAAGTAAGCCCACACTTCGGTGTCGGGAGCACCGTGTGCTAGCATCATAATAGCCTGCTCAGCACGATGCTGCACAATCTTTGCCTGGGTACGTTGTGCAACAGTAGCGGGATGCCCTCTACAGTCAAACAGCGCATCCTGACGGGCTTGATGAGCGTACTTTTCTAGTTTTCTAAGTAGTGTGTTGTTCATGGCTTTTCTCCTCAAACTATACATATATTATACCGCAATCAGCTGTTGACTTCAAGCGCAAATATTGTCTAGTAAACTTTTCAGTAAACCCTCAAGCACAAACTAACCTGGGCACCCAGCAGTATTTTGGTACGTGAACTTTATCTTGTAAACGATCTCGTTGTGCCTGAATATCAAAAAGCCGACTCCAGACTAGCTGATGTGCTGTTGGCATCCACTTGAGAGCATATCCACCATTATCTCGAACTAAGCGGCGGGTTATGTGGTATTGTTGACGATTCATGGCTTACCAAAAAGTATTTCGTAAAGTACGATAGCATTAACTTGAAGCCAGATAAATTCCCCGGCAATACCCCAGTTGGGTTCTGTTTGTAGGTACTGGTATAGTAGATGACCCACAACCAGACCAAATACTGCACTAGATAATTTAAATATTCTACTCACAGCTTCCTCCCGTATTTACCCCAAATCGCTTCAATCCTGTCCCACACAGCATATCCTAGTGCCCAGGTGTTTACACCCCAGCTATAGGCTTCACGCTCTTGTGGAAAACCATCTCGCCATCTGACTTCACCACTATTCCATAGTTGCCACACTTCAAGGGCGGTTTGCTCAATAAACTCGTCGTAGGTCATTTTGGTTCCCAGTCTTTTGCGGCTTGCAGGTCGTTACCAATCAGCTCAACTCGTTGCTTAAAGTACGCATCCAAGTCTTGGTCGCCGCGTAGCAGGTCACACAGCATTTCCAGCACGTAGTCTTTAGCGTAGGTTTGGTGATCGGTTTGAGTGGGGAACTGTCTGGCGTCGCGTTCAGCTACAACGCGTAGCAGTCGGGTAATGGTGTCGTTCATTGATTTTTTCCCTTTCAATACATATATTATACCGCGCAAAGCAAAAAGCCGCAAATGCATAAAAACGCATTTGCGGCTTTTTGTTATACCCCCAAGGAACCTCCAATACTTTTAATGTATTTAGCCAGCTCAGCCTGCCTGGCCTCGGGAACTTTTACTAGCAGGGTTTTACCATCATCATTTCCCCGCCAAACCGCAAATAAGGCATCCATACTAAGTCCAGCCAGTTCCCAATCCAAGTCCTCACAGCACACGATGCCGCCAGTGATCCTAACTATGGCATCGTCAGGAATCTTATCAATACTTTTATCGCCCCAGTCGCGTCCATTGACTAGGAGTAGTTCACCTTCATGCCAGGCCTGGGAATTCCAGAACTTGCTATCACTGTAGAACTGCTTGTAAGTTTTGCCGTTGGTAAGTTGCATTATTTTCCCTTTCAATACATATATTATACCGCGCAAAGCAAAAAGCCACAACACTATAAAAAGTGTCGTGGCTTGGGTTAGTCATCGCTGTGAGCACTCATCCATGCATTTAGGAAGTTAGCAAACTCCTGGATCTGATCTGCATCCATTGCCCAGCGAGCTGTTTCGATTACCAAATACTTGCCGCCCCCGCTGTCAAGGCTTTGGAGTTTTAGTTCTTGAAACTCACCGGTGTCCCAAGTATCTGCCTCCTGAGTATAAATGGCAGTTGCTTCGCTAAGTTGGTATTTCATATTAGTCCTCAAACCTAAGTACCTCGGGATACTGATCAGCGAACCCCAAGTGTAGCGGGCGGTGAGGCTCCCCCAAATCATAGGTCCAGCCTAGTGCCCGCATCATTCTGTGCTTGACTAAGAGATTAGGGCTACGATAGACTTCTGGGTCTTGGAAGCCCATCATAACTCCAACCTCACACACAGCACCACTGCGACAAATGCCAGCAACGCAGTGCACAACCACATTCATGTTATGCTGAAGTGCGTGTTGCAAAAGCCTAACTAGCTCGCCTGCCTGAGCCTCGCTACACTTAAACTCCTCCGCCCCAGGCAGGTCGTCGCGCTCCAAGTCAAGGAACTCAAACTGGTGTACTTCCCGAAACTGGTACTTAGGTGTGGGAAACTCCATACAAGGATCAACAATCTGAATCAGCATAGCATTCGGGCCAGGCTGAAAGTGCGTACCCTTACGAATATCATCCAGGCTAGTGTTTTGAATCCACGGCATTATTGCAAATATCCTTTCATGTGATTAAGGGTATGTACCCTGTACCAGCCGTGTTCGGGAACCCAGCCAGAGAAGCCTCGTCCGGGGCCGCCCCAAACCCTACCCCAAGACTCGTAGCGGAACTGGGCGGTGACTGGTGTGGTGTCATCGCTAGCCCACGGAGTGAAAGTAATCCACATCCGATACTTGCCGGCCTTAACCACAGTACCTAGCTGGCGGCGTCCCAGCTTGCCGTCATAGCATACCCACACCTTATCGCCGCGTTTTGCACGAAATCCCATATTAATCTCCGTTAATCATATCTTCGAATATGAGTCGAATTGGTTCGCTAGTCCCGGTCTTGCCATCTTCGCTATACTTAGCTCGGCTATCAACCCGGATAACCGGAAGCCAGGTACCTTCTTCTGCAACCATCTCGGCATCGTACTTGCGTAGCAGTTCAATGAGTTCTTGCTTGAATTGTTCGTTGCGGGTCATTTTGTTTCCTTTGTTTGCCTTTGATAGAATCTATTATACAGAAAACAATAAAGCGGGCCAAGACTAAAATATCAAACTTTAGTTTCCACAAACCAACCCGCGTCAATAAGTACGCCGTTAACCGGAATCTGCTTGCGCTTAACAGGGCTATAAAATTCCAGGGCCTGATAATGCTTCCAGAAATCGCCACAAGCAAAATAAGCCCGAGCAGTGCGCGTAATACGTAGGGCTAAAAAGTAACGGTCGTTCCCGGGATTGCTGGAACACTTGTTGATACTCCAATACCTACGCATGACTTCCGGCGCGGCAGTATATTTAAACATTGTGTTTCCCCTTTTGATAGAATCTATTATACAGAAAACAAGAAAGCGGGCCAAGATAGAAATCTTAGACCCGCTTTTGCTTATTCATGCTCGTTGAACTCAAACCACTCGCACAGTTCCTGCATAACTGCTGCTACTACTTCATTGATGATATCTTCATCTGTAGGTGCGTCATCATACTTAAATGCTCGGTTCAGGCCAAATGTGGCACCGTCTTCCACGCACTTCTCAATGAGCTTATAGGTATTAACTTTCATTTGGTATCCTTTAGGAGTTGGTTAAGGTAAATAGTAAGGTTGTCGTGAACTTCGTCAAACTTTTGTGTAGGAGTAATGTGCTCTGCCGGAAGCCCCGCACAAGCAGTGCCGTAGTCGCACAGGGTATCCAGAATATCGTGTGCCATCCACCGTGCAGCAGCTCGCCAGCACTCTCGCATGGTGCGATGATCTGCGTTGTGGGATTGCAGATATTGATCAAAGGCTCGGTCAAGGTCAGATATTTGCGGCATACAATTAAAAAATTTTTGGTTGGACATTACTACGCTTTTGGAATATAATAAATATGTACCGATAAAAAAGTCAACTTATAATATGGAGCATGTATGATAGGTATATACAAAATGATTTTTAACGAGCAGTTTGCATATATAGGCCAAAGCAGGAATATAGAGCGTAGAAAGCGCAGGCATCTAACAGATATGAGGGAGGGCACACATCACAATAAACACGTCCAATCTTGTTATATAAAATTTGGCATACCAGAGTTTATAACCCTTGAAAAGTGCTCTGTACCGGACCTAGATATTAGAGAGTCCTATCACGTAATAAATGAAAAATTAATAGTACTAAATATATCTCCCATTTTAGTTAAAAATGCTGTAAATTTTAACCTATTTGCAAACAAAAAATACTCCCAGCAAGAAGTACTAGACGTACTATATATGTTAGCCAACCCGGCAGTAGAGTATGGTGAAATATGCGAGCTGACTGGGGTAGCTAAGCCTACTATAGAGGCAATTGCTTCCGGACAGCAGCATACCTGGCTTAGCTATATTGAGCCTGAAATATATGCTTCAATGCTTAAGCTTAAAGGTACGCGTTTGGTAGGTAGGTCCCACACACATTCGGAAGAAAAGATACTGGAAGTACTTACCCTATTAGGTAATAGTAAGCTATCCTGCCCACAGGTATCTAAGCTAGCAGGAGTATCGGAAGGCATAGTAAAGTCAATCTTAGGGCAAGCGGCTTATACTTCTCTGGCGTTAAGTCACCCACTAGAGTATGCGAATATGTTAGCAAGTAAAAGTACTCGTAGAAGACTGGATCCTATTACCATAATTTCTCCGGAAGGGGTAGAGCACACAGTTACAAATAGGTCGGCTTTTGCCAGGGAATTCAACTTACATAAGGCATTATTTTTGCAGCTTTGTAACGGAAAACGGGCACAGTATAGGGGCTGGAAACTTAAGGAATCTGCTTGTTTAACTGTGCTAGAATAGACGTATCTTTAACCAAAATATAATTGGATTTACTCATTGGGACTACGCAGTGCTTAACCTGCTTAGCAGACTTTTCCCCGCAGCGTAGGCAGGTATGAAAACCTAGTGCCCAGCGACGCGGATTAACATCATCACTACAAACCACACAGTACTTATTAGTCACGGCGTTGTCCAATTAGGTTTTTGATTTTGTTAAGGTAGTAGTTGAGCTGACCGCGTTGGCCTGGGAGCCAGCCCGGCTTAGCCAGCATAGCGGCAACCTCATCTTCAGTGGTCAGGGCACTTACAAAGTGCCCGTCACGTGTTAGCAGCTCCACATACTTTAGCGTGCAAGTTTGATCCTCACGATATCTGGTATTCTTAGCACGCACCCTCAGTTGTACTTGACCCTCAGTTGCAGCTTTATCTAGCACCTGCATGGGAAGGTCCAGTACCGTGATAGGTTCCATGTCTTCGCTATAGATTACAACATTCATAAATCCCCTTTGATATATATATATATTATTATATCGCAGATATGCAGAAAGGGCAAGCCCATAAATAGGCATGCCCTTTGAGCTGCTTAAATAGATTCGGGTTCGTCCGGTACCGTAGGAATACGCCCCCACTGCGCTTCACCAGCTAGTGTTTTGCGATGCTGAATCCAGCCTTGCAGGTTACCGCTCCAGAAGCTGCCATCTTGGCATTGATGTGAAATACCCTTTGCCCACAGCTTGCGTTGTGTATCCTCGTGCCCAAGATATCGCAAGGGCATCGGTGTAGCTTGATGCTCGGTAGGGCTACTGTGTGCCGGCTTTGAGTTTATAAGCCTATCAAAGATCGCCTGAGCTTTGGCAAGGCTGTCATCATTCTTGCGATAGCTAACTTGAGCACAGCAGCTAGTACTAATAATCTTGGCCTCTTCTAGCGTGAGTTCGTTACCATTATTATCTCGGTAGTAGAGTGTACCCATAATATCTCGACTAGACCAAATATACGGTAAATGCCACTCGCCAGGCTCAAGCTGCTTGGGTTTACTCTCTACATGGGCTTTATACATAGCCGCGGCAAGTGCTTGAATTTCAGGTTGCGCGTCGCAATGATTTCGCAAGTAGTAGAAGTTGCTCCACTCTGTGCCCGTGATAACCGTTTTCATCATCATCCACGGCTCAGTAACCCTATTCGCTACTTCCTTAGCCAGCTGTAGCTCTGACATAGACGCAGCAAATCTGAGCGCCGCGTTTTTAGCCCCGTCCCAGTAGTATTTAACCAGGCCAAGATCATCACCACTAAGCTCTTCCCCAGCACTCATACCGGCCTTATTACGGCCCCAGTATACAGGAGTAGCCGGGTTAGTATTGATTTGTTCGTGCATCTTAGATACAGGAATGGCTCGGCTTGATGCGCTATTTTTTGAGAGCAGCCTATGTGTGTTTAGCTCTGCTAGAATAAACCTTGGATATTCAATTTCAAAGCTAGTAATTCGAATACCTGTAGGGCCGATAGAGTCGGCAATGACTTTTGCTGAAATATTATTCATATTGTGTATAGATGGTATGGGGCAGGGTGCCCTGTTGGTGATTTGTGAAAAGTGCAGTGTACTTTTTATCAGTATCTTGCCAGTATTCTTTCCACACACTACCCTTGGCAGCAAACTCCTCGCGGTAATCGACGAGCTTACAAGTTTTTACTATTTCTAAATAGCTTTTGTTCATGCGTAAAACCGGTGTGCTCCAATCTTAGCTACTAGCTGACCCTTCCAGTTCCAGGGCTTGCGGCCGCTATGGAAGTAGAGGGCGCTAAAGCCTCGTAACTCAGTTAGCCCAGTTCGCAAGGCGTCCCGAGCAATTTCCAAGCTCTCCTGCCAAGCCCGAGTATCTTTAATCTTGGTGTTACGTTTAGCTGTCCAAGAAAATTGACCCGGCTGGTATACTACTTTACAAATTGTGCTAGGAAAGTCCTCGTGCTTAGTACGATTAAGGGTTACCTTAGCAACAGCTAATTTGCCAGCTAAGCTCTCGCCCCTAGACTCCCAGTAGATATTTTTTGCAAGGCAGATAACTTCTTGTGAGTCCGCCTTAGCTATAACAGGAGGTGTGGCTAATGTGGCTAATGCAATAGCACTAGCAATTAGTAGTTTAGAAATTGTTCTCATTATGAGTACTCCTAGGTTTTAGTTAGTAAATACTCGACCCGCACTAGGGCTTGTGCCCCTATTATTTTAATAAGCTGGTTCTAATTTTTGTGGTTGCTTAGGGTAATCTTTGTTAACTTGTTTTAGGCGTGCGACCCGATTGGTAAGGTAATCAACATTAGCTTTTGCTCGTTCAAGATCGGCTAGGGCTGCCATTAAGGAGATTTCGCAGTCATAAAGTTCATTACGAGCTAATTCCTCAATAGTAGGTTTGCGACCAGTGAACATATCTTTAAACTTCAGTAGTGCCATTTTGTTGTGCTTTGGTTTGAAACAGGGTGAGCTGGTTTGCAATTTCGTCCCGGCTGGCCTGTACCTGCATAAGAACGTTTTGCTGGTGCTGTAATTGGGTTACTAGCTGCTCAATAACTTTTGCTGCTGCCAGCATATACTTATTGGGCGGGCGCGTAACTGTATAAGGCTCCGCTATACCGTCACTAACAGTATAGCTATCACCTAGTTTTAGGTTGTTGAGTAATATATCGTAATTGATAGTGGCTCTCCTAATGTTGAAAATCAATTATACCCTAAACCGCAACAAATTGCAACACAAATTTTTTATGCCTGGACCCCTAGGGTCTGCGCCAACCACAAAAAATACCCCTCTTGTCTATAAGTACCGGGTATGTTATAATGTGTGGATAGCAGGAGAATTATATGTCTACTAATTTTACCCACAGTTACGTTGCTGAGCTAGAGCGTCTAATCCTAGACGAGCTACTGCCCGTATACGAACGTTGGCACACCGAGCAAGGTCTAGAAGTAAGCTATAAACAGGTACATCCAGATTTACTGCGTGAAATACGCCGCAAGAAAACTTTGCCAAAACTGTTTCAACCGCCGCAAAAGTGGAGTTGATTGCATTGAGTAAAAGTAGTATAATATAGTTTTCCGGCCACAAAACTACCCACAATGATAGTCTTAAAATTACTGCTAACCATTATGGCACTTATTATAGTGCTACTACCCATACACCTAGCTACTGGCGAAAGGTTTAAGTGGCTTGACATAGTGCTTATGGGTCTGGTAGCCTCTCTACTTGGACTTGTAGGTGGCTTAGCGATATTTGGAACTTATGTAATTTGGACCCGCTTCTAAAATGACTGAACAAGAAACCGCTTACTACAATCTTACTGCACAACAACGCACTGGTGCTGTTAAACATGACCAAGGCAAGGCTCCTATGAGCTTGCTCAGCCGTGAAGCTCTAGAGCAGATTGCTCTAGTCATGGAATTTGGGCGTCAAAAATACGCAGCACATAACTGGCGTCAGGGATTTACCTGGAGCCGACCCTTAAGCGCAGCACTGCGACACCTTATGGCGTTTAATGATGGCGAGGACAAAGACCCGGAATCGGGCCTCTCTCATCTGGCTCACGCTGCGTGCTGTATTATGTTTCTCTTAGAGTTTGAAAAGACTCACCCCGAACTCGATGACCGCTGGAAACCCACTACAAAATAAACTAATTCGTGAACTAAACGGCACTCGCCGTAGCTTGCGAGAAGTTTGTGAAGACCTTGGACTAGACTACGAAGAACTAACAGAGACCGGAGATATCGGAATCGAAGCGTGTACCCACTGCAACTTGTGGAGCACACGTCTAGTGCCTGATCTTGACGGCAACCCGATCTGTCGTTTCTGCGTGGATCTTATTGGAATGTAAATTCCGCTCTTGATCTTTGCTATTACAGACTGTACAATATAGTCTGTAATGTCAAAGAAAAGAAACCGCCTGTAGCTTAATGGATAAAGCAGCAGACTTCTAATCTGTAAGCCATCGAAGGCGTTGATGGGGGTTCGAATCCCTCCAGGCGGGCCACAGCACAAGGAGCACTATGAAAGTTTATGTAGTAACAGGAGTGGAGTTGGGTTGGGATTGCGTAGTAGCAGTATATAGCTGCGAAAGTATACCTCTTGCAGAACTTGAACTAGAGTACCCGCAAGGCGACTTTGTAATCACAGAAAGGGTTGTAGAGTTTGGTTTAGGGGTTAGCTGATGAAACTGCAAATTGCAAGCGATCTGCACTTAGAGTTTGCAGACGTTGAAATCAAGAACCACGGGGCCGACGTGCTAGTACTAGCTGGCGACATTATGTGCGCTAAGTACGTTGATGGCAAGTCGCCCGACTCTACCAGCAAACAATACCAACGCTACCACGAGTTCTTCTCCCGCATTAGCGGTGAGTTTGAAAACGTGGTATGGGTAGCAGGTAACCACGAGTTCTACGGCCACAAGTGGGTAAAAGGACTCGAAGTACTAGACGAGTTCGCTTCACGTTATCGCGGAGTACACTTCCTAGAAAATCGTGCGGTTGAAATTGGTGGTGTTAAGTTCTGGGGCGCTACCATGTGGACTGGACTTAACAACGGCGATCCGCTTACCATGCACCTTGTGCGCGACATGATGAACGACTACAAGGCTATCCTAGACGATAACCTTGGACATACAAAGCTCAAGCCACATACCACGGCACTGCGTCACCGAGCTTCGCTAGAACACCTACGTACTCAACTCGCCAACGGTGGTAAGTACGTAGTAGTCACTCACCACGCACCCAGCTTTCTTAGTGTGCCACAGTACTACAAAGATGCTGGTGAGATTAATCATGCGTACGCTAGTAACCTGTCGGAGTTCTTACTAGACCACGAAGACCAGATCCAGTTATGGGTGCATGGACATATGCACGAGCCTGTTGACTACGAGATTGGTAATGTGCCTGTGCAGTCTAACCCACGGGGCTACTTAGGCTATGAGTCTCGCGCTGCTCGGTGGGACGGCTCAGAACTGATTGTAGAAATTTAATATTGATTTCCCTGGCTGTGCCTGTTATAATTATTCTAAATTGAAAGGAATTGTAATATGGCAGCAGGATATAGTCGCGAATTTTTGATTGACGCTTTTGTTAGCCGATACACTTCGCTTGGCCAAGACAAGCTGGTTGACTTGCAAAAGCTGGCAGAAACTTGCTATGATAATGTAGGCAAGGACGAGTTCCGCAAATACGCATCGCTTGATGCCGAAGCAATCCGAGTTTACAAAGCACAACTGAAAGCGAAACGATGAATCTCGAAATTTTCCCAGACTACTGCTCCACAGGTATGTGGAATGCTGAAACTAGGGCGTCTGTTGATGAAGTAGAGCTCGACCCTACTGCCGGCGACGCTATTGCACAAGCCCTATTTGCAGGGCTGCGTCAGTGGCACTGGATGTGGGAGTATATGTTTACCCAATATAAGTTTTCAGACACGGCTGCTAGAATCTGGGCTAGCGACGGTGCAGTGCTTACCACAGCCCTAAACAAGCACTATAACGGAGTCCACACTTTTGTTTACCGCGACGATTTACTGGAGGTTTAAATGAGTAACTACACCCCTGATCGGTGGGAAGTCCTAAAGCTGACCCGAGGCGGCGACGTAACCTATAAAGTTCTAGCTGGCTGGTATGGTGGGTATCTTGGTGGCGATAGCTGGCAGCTCAACAGCGGCATTGTTAAAGTGCTAGATACTGGCGATGCCTACGAGTTCCACGGCCACAGCGGCAGTGTATATACCTGTCATAAGGTATCTAAAGGAATGAGTGGCCTTATGCAGAGTATTTTTAACCGTATGGAGGCTCAGGCTTCAGAGCTGCCTGGCTACGGGGTTGAAATCGCCGCTGACTGGCCACAACAATTTGAAGTGGAACCCATCTAATGCCGCAAGTAACTATTTACACTGATGGTGCCTGCAAAGGTAACCCTGGGCGTGGAGGCTGGGGTGCTTTCTTGCAGTCCAAGATGCACACCAAAGAGCTTTTTGGTGGAGTGCTGAACACTACCAATAACCGTATGGAAATGCAAGCGGTTATTGAAGCACTTAAAGCCCTGAAGACTCACTGCGATGTTGACTTCTACCTAGATAGCCAATACGTGCGTAAGGGTCTAACTGAGTGGATGCCTAACTGGAAGCGTCGCGGCTGGCGTACTGCTAGTGGCGGCCCGGTTAAAAATCAAGACTTGTGGCAAGAGCTTGATGAGTTGCTGACTAACTCCGGACATAATATTAGCTGGCATTGGGTTAAGGGCCACGCAGGTGATCCTGGTAACGAGCGTGCAGACCAGCTTGCTAATCAAGGCGTTGAATCTTTATCTTGAAATGGCGGCCTTTGTGTTATATAATATAATCTATGTTTGATAATAAAGTAAAACGCATAGGCTTCGCCTGTAAAATACAAGACTCGCCCGGCAAAGCAGCTAAGGGTGTTAACACGCGCACTACTACTATTACTTGGTTGAACAATCAGACTCGTGATGTAGCTGTGCAGCGGCTCTACGACATTGCTAAAGATAATCTGCAAGCAGTGCTAGCTCAAGTGCAGTGGCTGGCTAAACAGCCCAAACACTTGCGTATGATGCGCATTTCCAGCGACTTGCTGCCTGCGTATACTCACGAGCAGTGGGCATGGTTTTACTGGGAGTCCGATGTTGTGCGTATGCTAGAGTCGGGCTTTGCCAAGATCGGTGAGCTTGCTCGTCAGCAAGATGTGCGACTATCCTTCCATCCCGGCCAGTTTTGTGTACTTGCTAGCGATAATCCTGGCATTGTAGAGAATAGCATTCACGAGTTCGAGTATCATGTTGACCTTATCCGCTACATGGGCTATGGTCGCGAATTTCAAGACTTTAAATGCAATGTACACATCGGAGGCAAGCAAGGTCCGGATGGTATTAAGCGCGCACTTAAATTGCTTTCTCGTGAGGCCCGTAATACCCTCACTATTGAGAATGCAGAGTTCACCTGGGGTCTGCAACACAGCTTGGAATTAGTAGACCACTGCGCGCTTGTACTAGACTTACACCATTTATGGATCGAAACTGGAGAATATATTGAAGCCAACGACCCTAAACTGGAGCGTATTCGAGATAGCTGGCGAGGAGTCAGACCAGTCGTACACTACAGCGTTAGCCGTGAAGAGCATCTCCAAGACCACTCAACACGCACTAGACCGGATCTCCGTAGCCTCAAAGCACAAGGTCTCACAAGTGCAAAGCTGCGCGCACACAGCGATTTTTACTGGAATGACGCGTGCAACGAGTGGGCACTAGAGCACGTGCAGTGGGCTGACTTAATGTGTGAGAGCAAAGAGAAGAACTTGGCGAGCTTCCCGCTTGCTAAAACCGCCGAAAATCTTGGCTTGATTATTCCTAACTAATCGAGTATAATAGATGTTCTGATGCAGTGAGAAGCGCAAGCAACCAACAGTTTAAAATTTAATCTTGCTTTGCGCTTCTCTACTGTGTTATAATTAATATACAGACTAGAGACAATCTAGGAACTTGCGATGGCAATGCCCCTACCATAAGGTATCCAGGATCGCAACACGGAAACGGCCCAGGGTTTCCGCCATAAGTAAGTAGTCTGTATACGGTATCCCCAAGACCCTAGATGCTTCCCCGCAGGGAGTATCTGGAGAGTGCAAGGTTCTTTACCAATGTCTAGCAACATAAAAGCGGATAGTGTTAGACTCAGACTACTTTCTTATGGCCCTATGGAGAAATAGGCAGACTCGTGAGTTTTAGGTACTCATGCCGCAAGGCGTGTCCGTTCGAGTCGGACTAGGGCCACCATAAACTGTCCCGCCACACCTGTTGCCACATTCCCTAGTGGTTAGCGGTGCAAAGACGGCGCAGTAGTCCGTAAGTGACTACTGGTAAAATGCACGCACTAGTAGCGAAGTGCGGCACGGACTTCTAAGCTTGAGGACCGTCGTCCAATATCAACAAGACAATATGCTCCCGGTTTAGGGGCCGGGGTCATATTCAAACATACAGCGTCCCACGCCAGGCAACAGGAGCCGAAATGTCGTGCTGCAGTATGTTTGAATATGGTAGGGCTTGTCGTCTAGCGGTAAGACTCGCAACTCATAATTGCGCAGACACCTGTTCGAATCAGGTCGGGCCCACCACTTAATCTTTAAAAGGAGCATATATGCAACATGAAGGAGGCGGCTATGCGAATGTAATTTAACAGGAGCATATATGAGCCGAACATACAAAGATCGTCCCTATCGTATTCGTCACCCTTACGGGTGGGACTACGACAAGTCTCTTGAAAGGGTAACTCATTTAGTTACTCACGTTACCCGACTAGATTGGGGGACTATGGAATTTATTACTACTAAACTGGAGCAGCCTTATGAGCGTGGTGAGTATCGCTGGGTACACCTGCCGACAACTAAACCCAAGCAGCGTAAGCGCGTGGATACCGAAAATCACTGGATGAGTACCCCGTCGTGGTGGACTCGTCTAATGATGAATAAGCCTCAGCGGCGTCGTGCCCATGTTTGGGAGCGTAAGGCCCTACTAGAAGACTTGGAAGAGACTGATCCGCCCGGCGTCAGCCACAAACCTCATTGGTACTACTATTAATCATGACTAACGTATACGCTAAAATTGACGGCAAACTTGCCCACTGGGAAGTTGATGAAACCGACCATGCTAAGGCTATTCAAGCCGTACGCGAGTCACTCCCACAGGGTTTTGTGGAAACTATTCTGGCGAGAATTAAATGACTGTAGCTGAACTTATTAATGCACTTCAGTCATTTGACCCTAAACTGCGGGTAGTTACGCGAGGAGGCTATGAAGGCGGGTACGAGGACGCTGCCGAGCCAAACCAACTATACATTGCATTAAATGTGCACGCACCTAGCCAGTGGTATTACGGCCCGCATGAGGACGTAGACGACTACTCGGTCACGAATAAGCCCCTAGGTACTTACACCGTCGAAAATGCTGTCTTGATTGGCTAAGTTGCGCAGTGTATAATAGAGTCTTACTAGGGCACAAAAGGACTTTGTAATGAATCTGGAAATTTTGAACGTTGGATATAGCTACGAAGTTTGGGATTACGACGGGCACCGAATGTTTGAGGGTACGCTGGCCGAGTGTGAGGACTTTGTTTACGAGGCGTCGATGGACGACCAAGAATACGATCTTGATTAAGCCGTCTCACTAGTGTATAATTAATATATAAATCGGGATAGATACCCGGATCGGTGGGAAGATTCCTTGTGTTTGGCAATATTAAGCAGTTACGGTTCCCTTAATCGAAGCTCACGAACTGCATGGGTGACTCCCTGAGCTATAAGCACATAAATCGGCCCTAACATCCGGTATCAACAAGTATGTACAGCTAAGCCCTAGTCAGGTGGTGCCAAGGCAGCTTCCCAGCAGTTAGCCAGAATCTGTAAATATCTGGCCGCTTTACCTAGTTTAAGGAAACTAGTTGCTAGTTTACGATTTTGTACTGGCCTTAGCCGGGCTCCACCATAGTAGTGGATTTAAAATCGCGTAATTGGCTACGGTAGCAACGATATGCTACGCAGGAGAACGTAACCTGCCCCTGTTATACAGGGTTTGAAAATTTAGACTTGTCTTGAGCTTTCAAACCCTGTATAATAGAGTCTTGTTTGGGAATATCACCAAGCGTAGCGCAGTCTGGCAGCGCATCTACTTTGGGAGTAGAGGGTCGCAGGTTCAAATCCTGCCGCTTGGACACCGTTTATGGTACAAAATTACGCAGTTGTTCAAGCACGTACTATAGCTGAACTGGTGACAAAGGTTAATGCACTTATTAGTATGGGTTGGCAACCCCAGGGCAGTGTAGCCGCAGACCCTGTACATGGAGTATATTTACAAGCAATGTGGACGGATATGAAATGAAACACAAACCTAGAAATCATGTAGTCTTAGCACTTCGCAAACGTGGTGGTGCTGGTGCGCATAAGAAAACTCACAAGCAGCTTCGTGGTCGCTGGAAGCGTGAACTGGAGCAATAGCTCCAGCATACTAAAACATATTCCCGCGAGTATGTTTTAGTATGGAACATTGGCCGAGTTGGTCGAAGGCGCTTTCCTGCTAAGAAAGTAGTTCATGCAAACACATGGGCTCATTGGTTCGAATCCAATATGTTCCGCCAGTTTTTATAAAAAGGACTCATCATGATGAAAACTAAAGCAACCGATATGGGCAAAGTAGGCCCTAACCATCCTATTGGGGCGGTGGTTGGCGATACAAGTCGCCAGCGCGTTGGTGGTCAAATGCCTAGTACTGAAGCTCTGCCCACAATGGCAGATCAGTTTCCTTGGCTGACTGCCCAAGGTAGTGTTAATATGCCTAATCCACAAGATAGTGCAACACTGCCGATCTTTTCTGCAACCCAAGGCAATACCGATACCGGCGTAGGCCATAGTGGTGATCTAGGTGGAGCAGGAGCTTAATATGGTAGCAGTAACTGGCGTTCAAAATCCTGTAACTGACGAAATCATGCGTACTCCCGCTTTTGTGGCTAATAATCCACAGGGCGCTTCGCTTGATTCTACCTCAAATGCCGGCCTCAGCATTTTTGCAAACCCTGTTCCCGGAAACGTGGATACTGGAGTTTCGCACGAAGGCGATCTAGGCGGCGCAGGCTAATAGCCTTAACAATCCCACACGGGGTTGTTAACCAAAGCGTTCTAGTGAATGTTTTGGTTAACAACTGCTCGATTCGTCTAGTGGTGAGTACATGCCCCTTTCACGGGCATAACAGGAGTTCGATTCTCCTATCGAGTACCATTATACCCAAGTAGCTCAGTGGTAGAGCAAACGCTTGATAAGCGTTAGGTCGGTGGATCGTTCCCACCTTTGGGTACCAGATAGTTTCCACGTAGCTGTACTTGTAATTGAAACGTGGTAGAAGTCGCAGATACTTCTAGTGTCAGAATATGGCACATCGACTGCCGTTATACCCGGCGACGATATAGCGGGCGCTGTAGCCATCTGTTAGAGCGAAATCTAACCCAGTACCAAGTAAGCTGGATTAATTTTAACACACTGGAGTCCACTATGGCAGAATACATGAAAACCAATCGTACCCCCTTTGAACTGCGTACTGACCTGCTGAAAATCGCACAAGATTATCTGCACAAGCAATATGTTGCAAATATGGAAATGTACAACTCCACGCTCAAGGTTATGCAGCAAGGCGCAGTAGAGCTGCAAAGCGACCTCCGTACTGAAATGCCTAAGTACTTTGACTTTCAAGATATTCTCAGTAAAGCGCGCGAACTCTACGGCTTTATTAGCACCAAGTAAAATTTTATCCTGCTTTTTGTCTCCCAACCTGCTATAATAGGTATATTGGGAGACAAAAATGACTGAAAACGAGATAGTAAAAACTGTACTGATGGCAGCAGGATGGGCACCCGACGATGTGCTAAAGCCTGGTAGATCAAACTCGCCAGAACTACTTGCCGCACAGTTCATATCTGCTATTATATCAGAAGATACGATGCCTAAAGCAGCAAGACGTCTAGGCATGGGAAAACAGACTCTAAATAGAGTAGTGGCTAAGTGGCTAATACCTGTATTCGGTCAGCTACACGGCGGTGGTGAAACCTGGAAGCGCGTATTACTGCATAATGCAGAATTAAAATACTGCCCTCACTGTGACCGCATTCTACCCTACACGCAGTTTACTAAATCCGCCCAGAATATTGGTGGTGTTGACAGTATATGTAAATCTTGCAAAAGCAGCAAAAACGCTACTTACTATCAGGAAAATAAAGACACTTACCACAAGCCCTACATAGACGAGCACAGGGCAGAATATAATGCTAGAAACAGCTACAGGCGCGCTCGCAAACTAAAAGCAACTCCTAGTTGGGCAGATTTATCAAAAATAAAAGAGGTATATCGAACCTGTCCTCCTGAATGCCACGTAGACCATATTTATCCATTAATTAGTGATTGGGTATGTGGTTTACATGTTCATGAAAACTTACAGCACTTATCCGCAGAAGAAAATCTGCGCAAAGGTAATAGAAACATTGCGACCGTGGCGTAATTGGTAGCCGCAGCAGATTTAAGTCCTGCTATCTATATGGTGTGTGAGTTCGAGTCTCACCGGTCGTACCAAACACTTTAGCACAACCCGTAGTTACGAGGGGCTAGAGGGAATCTAAGAAACGGGCAGCCCCAGGCTCTTAACAGAGTCAGGAAGATCTCGGGTATTGATCTCTAGTGTGCATTTTTATATCGTAGGTCTCAAAATTTAGTCTTGTGATTTTGAGACCTACATGCTATAATTACACTATAAAAGGTGATATTATGGCATATAAAAAACAAGAAATCATACCTAGTATTCTAGAAGAGCTAGATGCGGGCCTAGCGTTTGAGTATTACCTCGGTGCGCAGTACGTCAAGGTATACGAAAGTTTCGTATCGGTTATGTCTAGTCAATCCCCCGCACTTAAAAATGTGTTTGGATATAACAGATATTTATTTCCTAAAATATTAAATACCTTATTCGATAATACTGAATATTTAAACTATAGGGATTTATCTAAATATCTATTGCATACAAGAGGCTTTAGGTACTGTGCTAAATGCGACACAGTATATAAGGAAAGCTGTTTTAGACCTAACTCTACTAGGTTGGACGGACTAAATTCATACTGCAAATATTGTCAGTTAGCGGGTACTAAACTTACTCAAGCTGCTAGACAGGCTAAGTATAAGTCTGTGCAGCTAAACTCTATACCGAGTTGGGCAAACATGGAGTATATAGCTAAGGTGTATTCTAATTGCCCGGAGGGGTACCACGTAGACCACATTATCCCTTTACAGGGAACTGAAGTATGTGGGCTACACGTGGAAAATAATCTTCAGTATCTGCCTGCCTCGGAAAATATATCCAAAGGCAATAAATTAATCGCGGAGTACGTCAGTGGTAGACTAGCAGGCTCATAACCTGAAAGGCGCTGGTTCAAATCCAGCCTCCGCAACCAACACTTCTGCAACCAACACTTCTGCAACTAAAAGGAAACTATGAGCTATAATCGTGATCTGGAATCTGATCGTAATCTCAAGCGTGAGCATGATGCCATGCTTAAGAAGCTGGCTGCAGAACGACTTGCCCGCAACCGCGCTTGGAATCAAGCGCACAAGGCCAAATAACCTACCTTAGGTCCGTTGGCGTCACGGTAAGCAACCTTCGAGTTCGCTTGGCGTCCGCGTAATTACACTAGCCCGCGTTAGTGGCTGCCGGATAAAGTAACCGGCCCTACCATCAGGGATATAAAATGACTACGTTACTAGAGCAGGCAGAACAGCAGATCTTAGAATCGGCTGATACTATGGCAGCAGCAGCAACCTCGTTTAGTGGTTACGGGTATGACGTGTTTATTCGTGCACGTGATGCCTTTCAAGAGCTAGTACACGAATGGCTGGCGAGGCTAGGCCCTAAACCAGCGTAATCCTTGATCTCTAGCAAACCAGAGAAAATTTTAGCTTGCTAGAGACTTTAATTATTGATATAATATAGTCTGTGTCAATAATTAAAGTATTCCGCTTAAGCAAACACGGTGTGGGCACGGGATTGTTAATCCCTGAAGCTTGGTTCGATTCCAAGAAGCGGAGCCAAGTTTATTGGGGAGTAGCGTAATTGGTAGCGCAGCGGGTTTTGATCCCGCGGGTTATAGGTTCGAGTCCTATCTCCCCATCCACACAATTAAGGATTTAGTATGAGTGATGGTGGAAAAGGTTCAAAGCCGCGTCCAATCAGTGTAAGCGATGCTGAATATGCTGCACGCTGGGACGCTATTTTTGCCAAGCCAGATCAGCCTAGCGTTGAAGATGTTGCTGAGGCAGCCGCCGAGCGAGCACTTCAGCAAATGGTAGATCTAAACGAGCGTTTAGGTCTATATAACGATTAATCCCTGGGATGGGAATGACGAAGACCTGAAACGTCAATAAAGGTGGCGAGCCTTAAACGAAAACACAGGCGTGACACTAGAATGGTAGTAACGATATGACTACGCTGGAAGCATAACCAGCACCTGCCCTTGTAGCTCAGAGGAAGAGCACTCGCCTTGTAAGCGATAGGTCGTCTGTTCGATTCAGACCTGGGGCACCATATTTTAGCATATCCGCGTGTACGGGACGCCGGTTAAGACTAGAGATAGCGCACGTTGTAGGGTATGCTAAAATATGGAGCTATAACCAAAGCCACTAGCCACTTAATCGCCTATACATGCGGAGCAGTTCCGGATACGCCTTCCGCGGGCAGGGTAATGGGGAGCTCAAAGTCGTAAGCAGTAGGCCGCTGCTGGACTTCCTTAAAAGTGGCTTTAGTTATGGTTGTATGAAACGATCAGAATCATGCTGTGGAAGCGGCTCTCGGATGCCGCCAAGTCCACCATTAAGTAGTCTTAGAATTAACGTAGGAGTTAATTGTGTCAGAACAAAAACTAGTAGATCAGTTCAAGAGTTACGTACTAGAGGGTAAAACAATAAAAGAGCTCCAACAGTTGTATGGTTGGAGCAGAACAAAGGTAACTGAGTTCAAAAAATTACACGGGCTAGTGGGGCTATCACCAAACTCGAAAAAGCTAGACCGCAGTACGGGTACTAAAACCTGTAACGCCTGCTGTCTTGAGTTACCGCTTAGTAGCTTTTATTCCAACGGTAAAACCTCCGCAGGAGTAGTTAAATATAAGCCTACTTGCATACCATGCGAAAACTCTAGCAGAAAGTCAAGCTTTGTAGACTTAATAGAGACTTACCTATCTATTAAGGGACAGACATATTCCTGCATTAGGTGCGGGTATACTGGAATATTTGGTTCTCTTGATTTTCATCACCGTAATCCGGCGGAAAAGTCCTTTAATATAGGAGCTACTAAGAGTATATCTGAAGAAGCGTTCCTGGAGAGGTTAGTTCCAGAGTTGGATAAGTGCGATCTACTATGCCCAAACTGCCACAGACAAGAACACTTACTAATGGGCCTGAAAGGTTTCGATTAGGCTAATAGTATGCGAGTGGACAACTTGGCAATGCAGAAGCCAACAGGGTTGGGGGTTCCCGGCCAGAGACGCATAATAAGTAACTGCAAACGACAGTACATTTGCTCTAGCAGCTTAATGCAGGGCTAAGGTTTCTCCGGGTCTGACCTTATTATCAAACCAGACCCTATTCCTTTTATATGGAGGTTCCGTAGAAAATATCTCCATCAGAAAAGAAATTGCTTTTAGCGATATTATCTTTTGCCTCAATGTACTGTAAGTTATGCTCAACGTGTAGTCCGCATACTGAAGATCCTTGTAGAGGTGCCCAGTGGTCTACGTGATAACCCTCCGGACATTTAGCATATATTTCCTTAATCCTTTCTAAGTCGGCCCAGTTAGGTATTGCTTGTATTTTTGAAGCCCTATACTTTGCAGCTGTGGAGTTGACTTTATCTCTATTCTCTCGCTGCCACTTTAGTTTAGTCTTTGCTACCATATCTTTATTTATAGCCCTGTACTCGCGCATACATTCTAAACACCAGCTATCTACGCCCGACGAAAGCATTGCTTTATTCTTAGAGAATAAAGCAATGTCCTTTATTTCCCCGCAAGAAGGACATTTTTTAAGTCCGTTAAGATTTAGTATATGTAAGTACCATTCTGTAGACCTAGAAGGTTTTGGTTTCTGATAGAACGTTAGACTAAATGCTTCCCGAACTTTGGTTTGATCGTGCCCCTTGAATAGCTCAATAGCTTTTGTATTACCCCCGTCTAGAACAACTCTCTCTATAAGCTGTCTGGCGGTAATTTCCGGACTTTTTATAGTTTTGTTTTTAACCACAAAATCGGGGTCAACCTCGAGGACTTCTATCGTATTCTCAATTAAATTCATAGTTCTGTAAACATTAACAAGCAATGATTAATTATACTACCATTGCTTGTTAATGTCTACGCTAAATTTTATGGGGCCTAAATTTTGAATAATAAGCAGAATCCGTGCATTGCTAACCCTAAGCTATCCCAAGCTTTAGCAGGTAGTGAGGCTTCCTCGCATTTCACTAAATCTAAAGGCAACTTTTACGAGTTTTATCTGAGCGGAGAACTTCTAGAGCCAGAAAGCTATATTGGCTGGTTTGATGTAATTCGTAATGCAGGTCCACAAGATACTATAAAGATATTCATTAATAGTCCTGGAGGGGACCTTTATACTGCTATTCAGTTCTTGCGCGTCATGGGGGAGACTGAGGCTGAAATTATTTGCTCGGTTGAGGGTGCTTGCATGAGTGCTGCAACTATGATCTTTCTGCACGCGGACGTACACGAAGTAACGCCTAATTCTGCCTTTATGTTCCACGACTACTCAAGTGGTGTGTTTGGTAAGGGCGGAGAGCAGTACGACCAAATTCAATTTGAGCGCAAGTGGTCTGAAACATTTTTAAAAGATGTATACGCTGGATTTCTTAGTGTTCAGGAAATTGAGTCTGTGCTACACAATAAAGACCTGTGGATGACTTCTACAGAGGTTGTATCCAGGCTACAAGCACTTGCAGAGGCTAGTAGCCTGGAAGTTAAAGAAGAATAATCCAGTGTGTCACCCTTAACCAGGGTTGACGCCCCTGGCTGGACATGGAACAGTTAGCCGAGTTGGACTAGCGGCATCGGCCTTGAAAACCGAAGGCTCTTAACGGGGTGTGTGGGTTCGAGGCCCACCTGTTCCGCCACAATACAGCATGTACAGCAAAGTGGTCTTTGCAGGTGCCTGGAAAGCACCCGGTTGGTTTTACCGGCCTTGGTTCGACTCCAATACGTGCTGCCATACTAAAACGCATATGGTGTGTTTTAGTATGGCAAAAGCATTTACACAACTTAAAAATCCCAAACTCGCGCCAACCGACAAAATTCCATTCGGTAAATATAAAGGTTGCCGCGTATGTGACTGCTGGGATGATTATGAATACTTTTTATGGCTCCATAAGGAGCACCCAGGTATGTTTACTCAGGGATGCATAGACGGCTTTAACAGTGCAAAAGCTTGCTATGATAAAGAACGCTATCAACGCGAAGAAGTAGATCCTTACTTATTCGACGATGTGCCATTTTAAGCGGGTAAAGTGTTTATGGATACACGCAAGTCTTCCAAACTTGAGTAGACCAGATCGTTACTGGCTACCCGCTCAAATTAATACCTCCTTAGTTCAGCGGTACGAACGTCACCATTACAAGGTGAATGTCGCTGGTTCGATCCCAGCAGGAGGTACCACCTTACAATTTATTGACTTGAACAATCCCCCGAATCTTGCTATAATTATAGTATTGATTCGGGGGATTTTGCTTTTAAGGCAGCGCTAAAAGTTTAAAAATTTAGTATTGACCCTAAACCGCCGCAATGATATAATTTATTTTTTAGGGAAATAAAATGTCGGAAACTAAGCGTATTGTTATCGGAGTCTTCGTATTTGTTGGTGCTCAGGAGCTGCAAGCCTGGGAAGTGCCCGCAGACTGGGGCGAACCTGAGATTGATGCACTGGTCTGGGAGTCTGCTTGCGAGTATGCTGAAAGCTACGGTGTATATAATCCCGGCGAGACTACGGATTGGGACGACTTGGACGCCTGGGAAAAAGCAGACTATGCTTGGTCTCAGGTAGAGGGGTGGTGGGCCCCGTACGATAGTGTCATACATGATGGACTCCTCCTGTGTGGCAACGATACTGAAGTTCAGTGGAATACTACGCACTAGGGAAACAATGGAACGAGGAACTATGCTAGCCAAAATGTTGGTATTAGCTACCAACGCTCACGCAGGTCAATTTGATCGCGGCGGTGCTCCATATATTTTGCACCCGCTTAAGGTAATGCATTACCTTAAAACCTGCGACGAAGAGTTGCAATGCATCGCGCTAGGCCACGATATTATTGAAGATACTAGTATCACATATTCTGAGCTGTTGGCTGCAGGCATGAGTATGCGTGTAGTTGAGGGTATTCGTACTTTAACTAAACAGCCGGGCGAAGGGTACGACGAGTACAAGGCGCGCGTAATGCAGAGCCGTGATGCCATGCTTGTTAAGCAGTGTGATCTGCGACATAATAGTGATATACGCAGGCTAAAGGGCGTAAGCGAAAAAGACTTATCGCGCATTGCCAAATACAGCCAGTTTTACCTGGAAATCCAAATAGCCCTTGACCAAGCACTGGAGAAGTAATATGCAACCATATCAACAACGAGTAGTAGACGAGTCTTTTGAGCTAAATCTAAAGACCGCCAAACTAAATAATTTTATTGTAGCAGGTACAGTTTTCAACCGCCTGCCCTTAAGCCAACAACGCCTGCTGCGTGCACAACTGCGTGCTATGCAGGCTTATGTTGAGATTCTCATGCTTCGCATCGAAGATTTTGATATTGATGCCCAAGCCGTTGAGTGATATAATTTATTTTTTAACGCAGTAAACAAACCATGAAAAACCAACTTAAGAAACTTTACGGTGAAATGCGGGATAACCTGCTAGACTTCAAAGTTTCGCATTTTGTGCGAGTCGTGCACTTGTTTGATAAACACAACCCTCAAGGTGGGCTTACCATCGCCTACCGCCCTCAAATCTGCGACACTAATGGCTTTCCCAAAGGCCGGTTTGCAGACGTTGCCCTAGCTTGGTGTAACCCGCGAGATCGCTACGACCGTAAGCTAGGCGAGCTGATTGCTCTGCGTAAGCTAGAGCTTGGTGAGTGTGTGCTCATGCCTATTTACCAAAATAACGCTCCGGTGCGTAACCTGCGTAATATGTTTGATGTATACCGTTGCAAAGACGGGTTCTCTTTTTGGGGCTAATATGAAGACTTGGGTAGTTGCCTTCCTTAATTTAGGCCAGGGCGAACTTCTACAGTATCCAGTAGAAGCAGAGTCCAAACTTCTAGCCTATAAAGCCGTGCTAGATAGAAAGTTTGGGCGAGACTACTGGCGTGAGTACGTATCAGACGTCCCTACAGAAGACGACATTGAAGAAATGGTTTTTAACTGTGATTGCTATATCTCAGCACTAGAAATTCCCACTTGAACTAGCAGCTAAAACGCTGTATAATTATCTTTTAATCAGTAAACATACCACAAGGCCCTTATGCAAATTTATTTCGGTGCAGTTCCCCAGGACGAGGTTTTCGATAGTGACGCAATGTTCGTTTCGGACAAAGACGATGATAACTATTTCTACTACGGCATTGAGTTTGGCTCCAACCCCGGTGGACGAGAGGAAGTCCTAGTTTACGACGGCCTTGATCGCTGTGTGCCGGTGGATATTGAAAGTGTGCCTGCCATGATTAAGGCACTGGAAACTGCGTATATGCTGCATACCGCAACCATCAACGCACAAAACTTCCTTGAGAGTATGGACGCGCTCATGGAAGCTGATGACGAAACCGTTACTGTTAGCCCTGTTCTGTAAGGATATACCCAATGGCATCTAAGACCCGCGAAAACTACTTTGCACAATACAAGAGCACTAATCGCTGGAAGTCTAATCGCGAGGCTCGACTTCTGCGTGCCCTTCAGCGCAACCCAGAAAATGCAGCTCAGATTGAGGCGGCTATTGGTAATATGGTATACCGTCGCCAGACTCCCACTACCCCGCAGTGGTCGCACACCATGATTCGTGAGGCCAAGCTGTTCAAAGAGTTCTGCGGCAGTGCCCCTATTCAGTGTTGGTCTAGCAACCCTAAAGTGCGAGAAGCTGCTCTTGCCAAGCTGGGACGCGATTGGACGCAAGTTACCTTGCCTGAAGGAAAGGTTGACTTCTCGCTAATGTACCGCATCGCTAATCCAGCTGGGCCTCGCAAATGAGTTGGGACATTGTGGCTGCGTACCTAGCAGCGTGCATGACTATTGCCTGGCTAGTTATGCACTTAGTGTTTTTTCCGGCTCTGGGTCTGGCTCAGGAGCTTCTGGTAGATAATGAGTTTACTCGGAACCCTAACTTAGCAGTAGTTACGCACTTCGTACTAAACACGTTGATAGCTCCACTATTCCTAGTGTTACTGGTAATTCCAGGCACCTGGGCAGCATATGTTAGCGGCACCGAGCGTGTGTTGCTTGAACCGCGAGAAATTCAATCTTGAGCAACACTATTTGATATTGTATAATATATACATATCGCAACACAAAAGGCACAGCATATGAAGCTTACGGAATTTACCTATACTAAGAAGACTGGCGACGTTTCGCAGCGTGCGGTTATCGTGACGAGCGAACCCAACAAGTTCCTGCAGGGTATTGATGTGTCGGAACTAGATAATGACGATTTGGCTCAAGTTGTGTCCAAACTGCGAGCTATCGAAGATAGAGTTCAAGCAGAGCGCGCAGCTCTTATGGCAGACTACGACCTCACGTATAAATTTCGTCAGTTCGATCCCGCGCTGATTACCGAACAAACTACCGAATGGGTATGAAATTCTAGTGTTGAACTAGCTGCCTAAACCCTGTATAATAATACTTTAACGCAACAAATCATCAAAGGAAAATACTATGTCGCAATGGACCCCCGAACTCAAAGAACAAGTCACCAAGATGTACACCGAAGCCGAGCCGACGGCGGACACCAGCACTGAGATCATCAAAGACATTGCTGATGAGCTGGAGCTTTCGCCGAACGGCGTTCGCATGGTTCTGGTTCAAGCAGGCGTGTACGTTAAGAAAGAAGCCGGCGCTGCTAAAAAGGAATCTGGCGGCACGAAGAAAGCTGCTGGCGAAGGTACTAAGCGCGTATCCAAGGAATCTGCAATCGCCGATCTCCGCACTGCAATCGAAGAAAAGGGTGCCCCAGTTGATGACGACATTCTGTCGAAGCTGACTGGTAAGGCGGCTGTGTATTTCCTGAGCGTTCTTCAGGCTTAACTCAAAGGTAGCGAAAGCTACCTTTTCGCATTTATGAGCATACTAGACTGGTTTGGTTGTCGTCATCGAGATCGTAAGCTAGTTAAAATCATTCACTATGATGATACTAGCTATAGTGGGTACTACAGAGCCAAGGCGGTTCCTAGTACCAAAACTATTTGGCGGTGTACTAAGTGCGGCGAGCTAGTCAAACAGGTACACTTTGGCTTTGGCTATTTAACACAGAAGGAAATCAATGGCGACTAAAAAGCGAACCGGTCTAGAAGAGGAAAGAATGGTAGACAGTAACATTGCAAAGGTAATTGCTATGTTAGAGCCTACAGATACTGAGCAAAAACCTTGGACAAAAAAAGAGTGTTGTCAGTACTTGGGCATGACGTATAACACAAAACGTCTAGATCAGGTTATTCAGGAGTACAGTGAGCGCAAGGCAAAAGACAGGGAGCGTAGGGCTGCAAAGCGGGGCAAGCCTGCTACACCAGACGAAGTGCAGTACGTAATCGAGGACTACTTAAAGGGGGAAACTGTTGATAGCATCTCTAAATCGCTATACCGAAGCCAGCAATTTGTCAAAGGTATTCTTGAAAAGTATCATGTGCCGCTCCGTAGCCAAAAACATGACTACTTCAAGTCGTCGTTTATTCCTGACGGAGCAGTTCGGGAACGATTCAAGGTTGGCGAAGTTGTTTATAGTGCCCGTTACGACTCAACGGCCCGAATAGAGGCCGAAATTGAGAACAGCACAAAACATGGCTGGGTATATAGGATTTGGCTTTTAGCTGAAAAGTGGAGACAGCACGCATATCAAGAAGCTGCGGAATTGGCTTCCCTTGAACACTTGCGAGAACTAGGAGTTAGGGTATGAGGTATTTTATGTACTGTGATCCGGCTGGTGCTAACAGCAGCGAACCTGTGTGGACTATTATTAGTGAAAAGGGAATTACAGAAGGCGCGTACTGGGACCA